AATAGAACAAGCAAAACAATATAAGTCATTAATGGAAGAAGCTATTAAAGATGGTACATGGTTAAAACAATCTGGTACCACAGCTAGAAAAGAAAATCCAGTATATACTGGCACATTAGTGAAAGGTATAGCAACGATGCATAAATCAAATGCTGTACCAGTAATTAGTCAACAAGAAGCTGAAGACATTGCAAAAATGAGGAGAGGATAATGAAGTGGTTTATAACATTGATATTTGATTTCTGGACTAAAATTTTTGAATGGTCTTTTAAGATAATGGGATTGTTTATGATTTTATATACAATCGTATACTTGTGGACAGGTGGAAACATATGAAAGGATATGGTTTTTATAACAGTTAAATATCAATTAGGAGTATTATGATAACAGAAGAAGGTAGTAAAAAAATGATATCAACGTTTCAACGAGAAACTATGACATCAGATTTATTTGAAATGAATGGAGTATATGGTTGCGATTTTTACAAAGATGGAGTATTACTCGTAACAGAATTATATGCAGGCAAAAGTATAGCATACGCTCAAAGTGCTGCAGAGAATTACGTAGATGGAATTAAACAAGTTTAACAGGTTGACCGGAGTTTCCAACTCCTTATCATTAACTTCGGTTGACCAATTTTTATATATATGATTATGGCAAGAAAAAAGAAAAGACACGGACCGTCCCTAGAGGATCAATACTTAGGCGCAGAACCTAATTATGGACCACACAATCCTATTGAAGATTCTGAAAAACAAAAAGAATATGATAGAGGTACTAAGTGGTTCTATTACTATGAGAATAGAAAGAAAGCACACAATGCTATTCTACACTATGCTAAACATGACCTTAAATTGACTCAAAAACAAATTGGCAATTTAAATAAAAATCCTGTATGGAAAATTAACCAAGCAAATTATAAACCTATTGCAATGCATCAAGCAGGCTGGGTTGGAGCTCCCTTGAATTTAGAACCAGTGAATCAAAGATTACGCGATCTAGTGAGAGAAGGTGAGAAGATCAAGTTGGAAAAACTACAAGAGAGCCCACCAAAGCCTGTGATTTCACCACAAGAAAGAACTAAAAAGAAAGTGCTTGAGACAATATGGAGTGATTGGGATTCTACAATAGTAGAAGGTTGGTTTACTGAAAACTTTACACAGAAGTTTTCTGCATATAACAGATTTAGAGGTCACGGTTTAAAAAGTAATTCAATTAATATCTTTAAAGGTATGTTAGAAACAGAGTATAATAATATTAAAGAAGCTTATGAAAGAACATGTGACCAATGTGTAGAAGCATATTCTCATATCAGTAAAGGTAACAAAAAGAAAATACTTAAACAATTTGAAGAAGTGTTTGCTGATTTAGAAAAACTTAGAACAACATTTAAAGCTACAAGAGCACCAAGAACACTAAAACCAAAAACATCAGATAAGCAAGTTGAAAGATTGCAATACATGAAAGAAAGTATTGATGATAAACTTGTTTCAATTAACCCTGTACTTATACCAGGTAGTCATAAGCTTTATGTTTATAATACAAAGCAAAGAAGATTATTTGAATATACAACAGATTCAATTCATGGATTTGAAGTTGGTGGTACTACGATTAAAAACTTTGATGATGAAAGTAGAGTAACAGTTCTACGTAAGCCAGATGAAATATTACCACAGATTTTAAATAAAACTGAGAAGCAAATAGAAAAAGTCTGGAGTACTATAACAACTAAAATCAATAAACCTACAGGAAGAATTAATGCTGACTGTATTATTATGAGAGTATTTAGAAAATGACAGAAGTAGTTGAACAAAAAATTATGACAAAGAAACGATTTTCACTAGCAGTTGAAAGTTTAGTATCAAGTCATAATATGAATTACATAGATGCAGCAGCACATGTAGTACAAGAGAAAGGATTAGATTATAAGTCAATGAAAAGACTTATGACTGATTCACTTAAGGCAAAGATAGAAGCCGAAGCTAAAAGCTTAAACCTATTAAGAGTAAAAAAGACTAACAAGTTACCGATATGAAAGACCCATTTGAGTCTTACAAATTATATAACTCACTCAAGCTACACTTTGAAACAGATAGCTATGATGCGATAAAATATAATTTTAAAACATCGGTAAAACCAACTTCTTTTTTTAAAAGAAAAGATAAATACTTTTTTGCGAAGTTAGCTAACACATATGATAATCTTTTAGATTTCTATGTAGCTAATTTTAAACATGACGTTAAGTATGTCGGTGATATGCTAAACGAACATGGTGAGAGATATTATCGTGAACATAAGAAAGTATGTGAAAGTATTACATACACTTTTGAAAACGATATAAATAAACTATATGACGAAAGTAGTTTAGACTTTGATTCTATATTAGAAGCAAAGGATAATGAACATCCTTTCGTTATAAAGTATTGGTTACAAGATGAAATACAATTAGAAACTGTAGTAATCTTGGATTCAATAACAGGGTTTGTAGAACGTGAGAATAAGAAGATATCGGAGACAATTATTTGGCCTGATATTTTTAGAAAGATTACGAAATATAAACCTTTTGTAAAGTTCGATAAACCAAAATGTAAAAATATTTTGAAAAAAGTCTTTACACAGACACAATAATGTGTTATAATATAAGTATATTTTGTTATGTATAAAGTGGATAATTCAGTAAATATAGGAGAAAGATAAATGTCTTTAGAAAACTTAAAGAGCATGCGAGGCTCATCAATCGATAAACTCGTAAAAGCACCAGAAGCTGTATCCACCAGTAAACCAGAAACTAATTCTTATGAAGATACTAGATTCTGGAAACCTACTAGAGATAAAGCAGGAAACGGATATGCCGTGATTAGATTCTTGCCCGCAAAAGAAGGCGAAGACCTTCCTTGGGTTAGATATTGGGACCATGGCTTTAAGGGACCTACTGGACTATGGTATATAGAAAACTCATTAACCTCTATTGGTCAACAAGACCCAGTATCAGAAGCTAATTCTGTTTTATGGAATACAGGTAGAGACGAGGATAAAGCTTTAGCTAGAGAAAGAAAGAGAAGATTACATTACGTGAGTAATATTCTTGTTATTTCTGATCCAGATAATCCACAAAATGAAGGGAAAGTTTTCCTTTATAAATTTGGTAAGAAAATATTTGACAAAATCATGGATGTTATGCAACCACAATTTGCCGATGAATCACCAGTGAATCCTTACGATTTCTGGGAAGGTGCTGATTTTAAAATTAAAATTAGAAAAGTTGAAGGTTGGGTAAACTATGATAAGTCAGAATTCAGTAAAGCATCTGCTTTATATGAAGGTGATGAAGCTAGATTGACTGAGACTTATGACCAGTTACATGCATTATCAGAATTCACGAATGCTGAAAACTATAAATCTTACGATGAGTTGAAAGCTAAATTTAATAGAGTATTAGGTATCGATGCAGGAGCTTCTATGGATGCTCCGGTAATGCAATCCGCTGAACCAGCAACTCAACCTGTATCTGATGGGCAACCATTTGTAGATACACCAGTTGATAATGGTAACGAAGAGGAAGATACATTAAGTTATTTTGCTAAGTTAGCTAAAGACTAATAGTTGGTTGTATAACCGGCGAGGCTAATGTAGTGCACTGCGATTAGTCGAATGAGAGGACCTTCGGGTCCTTTTATTTTTTCTTTTAGATTTTTTTGTGAAGTTTATTTGCTTGACGTTGAAAAGATTTTTCTATTTGTCTATCAAACCACTTGTTAAACCATTGTCTAAATTTACCCATAATTTAATCTGTATTTGTTGCTGCATTTGATATCTGTCTACCCTCAGCTTCTAGGCCAACGATTGTTGTAGTCGGAGCTGAAGTAACTGATACCGGAGTATTTGATATTTGATTTATAATAACTGGTGAACCCATATTAGCGGCTGAACCACTAGAATATAATTCTATTCCCTGTGCAACATTTGCACTTGATAATTGTCTTGCAGAATTATTTACTCTATCCATTCCATCTGCTAATTCGTGAAATGCATCTGCAACCTTTAATAATTGTACTGTTTGATCTTGACCTTCTGTTATATATTCACCATATATATAACCATCCTCTGAAATAGTACCACCAGCTAATAAGTTCATACCATTTGAGAATTCAACTAGATTTTCTATTGTATCATTATCTATTTTAAATGAACTTGATTCTATATTTCCTAACCTCGTAAATCCATCTGAAAGAGTGGTTAAACTATTTGCACCTTTCTCTAATTCACTACTTCTATCAGCTATTTTCATAGCCATGGTTAATGGTGATTCAGTACCACTTAAGAAGTTTAATGCCTTTGCACCAAAGGATGCTAATGCTCCAGTAAACTCATCTGAACCAAAGGAAGCAATACCATCACCAATTGTACCTAGAGCTTCTTTTACATCTTCTGCATCTTTTTTAAGGTCAGTTCTACCGTCACCTATTGATAATAGAGTAGTTACTTTATCTTTTATATCTTCTGCAAAATTACCATCTTTTGACATGAAGTTTGC